GACCGCCTTCGTGATCGCTTTAACGCGCGTTATTCCGGTGCCACTGGTGAAAAAACTATGGTGCTCGATGAGGGCGCGGACATGACGATCGTTGGCAACAGTTTTGAGCAGATGGCTTTCACTGATGTGCAGAAGGCTGGCGAGGCTCGCATCGCTATGGCTGCCTCTGTGCCCCCAATTGTTGCGGGTTTGCAGGCCGGCCTTGACGCCGCCACGTACTCAAACTACGGCCAGGCATTGAAGGCTTTTGGCGATAACTTTATGCGCTCACATTGGCGCTCAGCGTGTGCAGCTCTTGAACCTCTTGTCAACGTCCCTGATGGTGCACGCCTTTGGTATGACGTCACTGACATTGCGGCGTTGCAGGAAGGTGAGTCGCAGCGTGCTGAGGCTAACCGCACTAGAGCCACTGCGATGGGTGAGTTGATTCGTGCGGGTTACACGCCGGACTCGGTCACTAACGCTGTGAACGCTGATGACTTCTCGTTGCTATCCCACACTGGCGCTATCCCGACAGCGCTTTACCCGAATGGTCAGGTCCCAGCATGATTGAGTTTACTCGCGCTTACCCACTTGAGGACATCACTATTCGTAGTGGTGGCGATGGTCGCACCGTTGAGGCGTATGCCGCAGTGTTCAACGTTCCGCAGCGCATCGTTGATGGCAGTGGTCAATACATGGAAGTCATTGACCGTGCCGCGTTCAATAAGACGCTGGCCGATAAGGGCACGCGCTTTGGTGTGTTTTACAACCACGGTCGCACAATCTGGGGCACACCATCGGACGCCTACTCAATGCCTATTGGTACGCCGGAAAGCATTGTTGCTGATGAGCGTGGGCTGTTGACGGTTACTCGATACAACAACACGCCTGTGGCTGACCAGGTGCTTGAGGGTATTCGCACTGGTGCGATTACTGCTCAGTCGTTCTCTGGTGCGTTTGTGCGCTCGGACATTGCTACTCCCCGCGGTGGTTTCAAACCTGCTGCCGATGGGTCCTTAAAGACTGTTACTCGAACGGAGATTGCCATGCGCGAATACGGACCTACTCCGTTCCCCGCTTATGAGACCGCAGCAATCCTTGGCGTGCGTGCCGAGGACGTTGCTCAGGTACTAGCAAACTTGGACGCTGACCAGCGTGCCGAGATCGCTGACCTGTTACAGATTCCCGTGATCCGACTTGATCAAGTCGCTGACACGGATACCAGCACCTCGCTTGAGGCCGCTGCCGAGGAGCCGGTCATTGATGACCACTCTGCGCGGACAAACCATTCATTTCAATCCTTGCGCAAACAAGCCAGGGAGAAGGGGGTCCTCTAAATGAGCACCCGAATTGAAGGGCTGGCCGGCGAGCTGGACGCGTTGCGTCTTGAGATCACCGAGCTTGACGCCCTAGAAAACCCAACCGAAGTGCAGGCTGCACGTTTCGCCGAATGCATTACTGAGTGGGACAGCAAGAAGGCAGCACAGGATGACGCGATTGCTCGCGCCGCCAAGTTGGAAGAAATTAACGCTGCACCTGCCACGTTCAAGCGTGAAGCCGGCTTCTCTGTTCCTAACGTGATTGTGCGTCAGGACCCATTTGAGAACGTCTCTGACCTTCGTGCCGATGACCGTAGCAATGACACTGTTGCTCGTGCCATCACCGCGTTTGAGACTTCAGGCCGCGGCGTTTCTGACGCTGAGCGTGAAGTCATCATTGACAAGATTGAGAACATTCCTGGTGCAGCTGTTCACGCACTGGTCCACGGCTCACCTGCTTACCGTTCCGCTTTCGGTACGTGGATGAAGTCTCAGGGACAGAACACGTACCTGAACCCTGAAGAAATCAATGCTGTTCGTGCATCGATGACTTTGACTGGCGCCAATGGTGGATACACCTTGCCGACACTGCTTGACCCCACGTTGATCAAGACTGGTACGGCAACACGTAACCCGATTCGTTCGGTGGCCCGCGTTGTTCAGGGTACGCAAAACGTGCTCAACTTGGTCACTGTCAATGGTGTCACGACCTACTGGGTTGCTGAAGGTTCTGCATTTACTGACGGCACTCCTGCGTTCACCAATCCCCAAATCACGGCCGGCAAACTCGCCGCCTATCTCACGGGCAGTTTTGAGATCTTTGATGACTCCAACCTGCAAGCACAACTGCCAGGTCTGATTGCTGAAGCGTTTGATTACGCTGAAGGCACCGCGTTCATCAGTGGTTCCGGTTCGGGCGCACCAAAGGGAATCGTCACCGCGATCTCTGCGACTGCTGCCTCAACTGTCACCGCAACGACTCGTGGTTCCTACACTTCGGCATCTGTCGCTGACGTGTTCGCCGTGGTTAACGCTACTGCTCCTCGCTACGAAGACAACAGCACGTGGGTTGCTAACAAGGCGTGGTTCAACACGACTCGCCAGATTGCTAACCCTTCGGCTGCTGGTCAGTTGCTTCCTGTGGGCTCCAACGAGCTGCTCGGTTCGCCAATCATCAACAGTTCGGACATGAGCTCGGCCACCACTTCAGGAACCGTCATGGCCATCCTGGGTGACTTCAGCCAGTTCGTGATCTACGACCGCCTCGGTACGACCGTTGAGTTTGTCTCTAACGTCGTCGATGGTTCTGGTCTGCCTTTGGGTCAGCGTGGCTTGGTTGCTTACAAGCGCGTCGGCTCCAACGTTACCGACTTGAATGCCTTCCGCTTCTTGAAGGCCTAGTCATCAACTAAGACTCACACCAAGGTCAGGCCACAAGCCATTGACCTTGGTGTGAGTTTTGGGACCAACAAAGTAGGGACCAAACAGTATGCCTAGTAAAGCGAAAACGAATAAGCCCAAACTGACCAGCATTGATAACGTGGTCATTGGTTACATTCACCCAGGTCAAGTCTCAGCGTTCTTCACGCACTCGTTGATCATGTCCCTAATGCACGATCAGGGAATGAACAGGCGCATCGTGGGGATTGAGCAGGACTGGTCATCGGCCAACGTGTCCGCTTCACGTAACACTGTGACCCAGCGCTTCCTCGATGATTACACCGCGGACTGGTTGTGGTGGATTGACGCCGACATGGCGTGGGAGCCCGAGGCGCTTGAGCAGTTGTTGGCTGTCGCTGACCCTGTTAATGCCCCGATCGTGGGTGGCCTGTGCTTTGGTGCAAGTAACGGTGAGTTGTTTCCCACGATCTATCAGCTCGCCGAGTTTGAGGGTGGGATTACCACGGTCCGGATGCACGACTTTGAGCCAAACACTGTGACCCCTGTTGCGGCTCCTGGTGCGGCGTTCCTGCTAATTCACCGCAGCGCACTTGAGGCGATCAGGACCCGCGCCTACAACAAGACTTTCACCTGGTTTCAGGAAACTGAGATGGGTGGCCGGCCAGTGGGTGAGGACATCACGTTCTGTCTGCGTGCATTGGAGTCAGGGTTTAAGACGTTTGTTCACACTGGTGTCGAGGTTGGGCACCACAAATCGCAACTACTTACCGCTGACCTGCACCGCCAACAACGCGCGGCTGTGAAGGCTGATGAAGGGACTGAGGATGTCTGACCCCAATGAGTTCACTGTTTTATCGCAGTTGGTTGCTACGGCAACGATGGAAGTTACACACGCTGAACCCACTATTGAGAATGAGGAAACGAAATGACCGTTGGTCTTTCTGCCGCAAACACGGCTAATAAGTTGCTTAACACGATTGGCCGTACGGGCACCACGTTCACTGCTGGTGTGTTGTATGTGGCTTTGCACACTGCTGACCCTGGCGCTTCTGGTACCGCTAATGCTTCAGCTGTGACCACGCGCGTCTCGCCCACGTTCAGTGCGGCATCTGCTGGGTCTATGGCGATGACTTCTATGGCTTCAACGTGGTCGATGACTGCGACTGAGACGATTAGTCACATCAGTTTTTGGGATGCGTCAACGGCTGGCAACTTTATGTGGTCTGTTGCGTTGACTGCAAGCAAGTCTGTGATTAATGGTGACACGTTGTCGATGAGCTCGTTGACGTTGGCCTTCACACCAATCGCGGCCTAGTCGTGGATGAGGCCCAGGTTCTTGCGTTGTTGCAGCAGGCTTTGGCTGACGCTGGTGTGAGCGATCTTCGTGTCATTCGTCTTGCCGCGCTTGAGTTGGCTGTTGCTCACATTGAGCCACCGCCTGCGTTTGTGGCTGTGGACTTGGCAACGATCAAGACTCGGATGCGGACTG